TAATACATACGATCTGCTTCAGATGTGGCAAAGTTTGCTTGTTGAACATAGTGGTTGATAAGTCTTTGTGATTTGATTTGTTTTAATTGTTTTTCGCTCATAGTGAGCCTCCTTTTATTTTTGATTCTACTAACATATAACATACAACGTAATACATTGTCAAGTACTTTATTAAAAAAATAAAAAAAGTTAAAAAAAATTTATCTTGACAAATTGACAATTTATGGTAGATTGTATGCATGGCTGATGAAAAGCGTAAATATAAACCTCGTAAAAAGCGCAAAGAGATTGAAGAAATTGCCGCACAACATACACCAAAAAAACCGCAGGACGCTACCAGGGATATTGTAAGGCTTAAGGTAGCTAATCCAGATTTAACCCACGCTGAGATAGGAAAGATAGTAGGAAGAGACCGAAGTGTAGTAACCAGGTGTTTACAGAGATACAACATAGAGAAAGAGAGAGTAAGCAGTTACAGGAAGCTCAGAGAGACGATTCTGGCGGGTTTACAGGATAAAATCCTATCAAATATAACAGAAGAGAACATAGCAGACGCAGGATTGAAGGAAAAAGTATTAAGCGCGAGCATACTTTACGATAAAGAACGTCTTGAAACTAACAAGAGTACTCAAAACATCGCCTTATCCAAAAGTGTAGAGAAGTTATTCCGGCAATTCAAGGATGTAACAGTTGAATGATACACTCAAATTAAGGAAAAAAATTCGCATTATTATAATATATTTATTAGTAACTTTAATCCAATGTATTATATTATTATTACTATAGAGTTTATAATAGAATTATTTATTTCAATAAACAAAGCCACGCTATATGTATTAGAAGCTATACTTAATAAAACTAAAAGAATTAACAGACACAGAGAGATGTAAGAAGAAATAAGCGTGAATAATAGGTAAATAATAGCGAATACTTGTAAATACTTATAAAGACCTGTAAATAGTACGTAAATAGAACTGAAAATAGTGTTGTAAATATTACTGTAAATAGTATTGGTTTCCTTTCAGTCTAAGCCAAAACAAAAGAATAAATAGCTTAATGAGACATAATATGTATTATCGGAAGTAAAAGGCATGTGTTTTTTTAGATAGTGTCAGAGATATGGGTATAAAAACAGGGTATTGCAGGGATACAAGGGGTAAAATAGCAACATATTATTAGGGAATGAGGCTATTCTTAAGCATAGGGGGTATGGGTCAATCACTGTATCATATGTATGTATAGAAGGTCTCTATTCCACAAGCAATTTAAAGGGGCTTTTTATTGATATTTGAGTTAATTATAACGGCAATTATTGCCATATATATGGGGTTTATAGGGGTAAAAAGTTAAAAGTAACGGCAAAAAGGTATTTTTATTGCCGATAGGGGGGGGGCATGCCATTAAAGAAGGGTAAAAGTAAAAAAGTAGTAGGCCAGAATATAAAAGAGTTAGTAAAATCAGGTCGTCCTATTAAGCAGGCGGTAGCTATAGCTATGAAGAAAGCAAGGAAGAAGAAATGAACAATAGAATGGCGCAGAAAATAATACGGGAAAAGCAGAGCTTTAAGGCTGTTTATTTAGCTTTAGAGAATGCTCTAATGGCTATTGAGGCTATGAATAGGCAAATAGGGGCATTAGACAAGCGTCTTAAGAAGGTTGAGAGATCATTTAGATTTAAGCTTTTCGATTTCTTCTTGAAGTAAGGGGTAAGGTCCGTCGCTGGCCGGTATATATGTACATTAGCCTTTCCACCCACAAGTAAAATAAAGGGTTTTTTGGATTATAGTTAAAACGGGAAAAGGGATTTACCATGATAGAGCGATAGAATCTATGGTATCAGAAGATCCGTTCACTATATCTGTGTAGCCTAGGGCGCTTGTATCGATTCTCAGCCAGTATATTCTTATGGTAGTGGAATTTAGTCTTATGGCTTTATTACATATACAGACATATCCCGCGGGATCCATGCTTCCTGAAATAATTATAGCGTCATTTGTGTTTGGGATATACGCGCTCATAGTATCAAATACTGCGTCTTCCGTGGTAGATGTTAATAATATTGTGGAAGCGGGGTATCTTCCGCGAGAGGAATAAAAAACTCCTGAAGTAGAAACAGTATTATCACTTGCGCCTGGAGTCAGGGTTATTTTCCCCGTGGCTTCCCCGCACGCGATTGTCAGGTCTCCTCCATTCGCTACGGATAATGTGGCATAACTTCCGGCGTCATAGGATATTCTGAATTGGGGGGCTGTTGTTGATAAAACATGAAGCATATTTGATGGTGTTGTGCCGATTCCGACTTTCCCGCCTCCGTTATTTAATATTAAATTGCCGGTACCGGTTGTTCCGGATGATATCATTGAATTCGAGCCGTTTATCCACAGATACATAGCTCTGGCGGCACCGGTAGTGTCAACAACAGTTATGCCTTCATTATAAGCGTCAGAATTTTGCACCACATGAATTTTGCCGAGAGTCGGGTTTGTCGTGCCGAAACCGACATTACCGCCGTTAAAATATGTAATATCGTTGGAAATTTTATATAAACTACTGGTAGTATAAGAATTTTCTAGCCAGTCTACAATTATATTTCTTATATCAGATTCTTTCATTTTATACTTGACAAATTATACTATTTTGTGGTATACCACATTTGGGGTAATATTACATGAACCTTACGGAAAGTCAACAAGAAAAATTATTAAATAAGTGTTTAAGAGACATAATCTGGTTTGTTGATGAATTTATCATAGAACCCTACAATAAATCCACGGGAGCGAATTATTTTATAACTAATCAGCAGAAAGACGGCCTGAAGGCCGTGCAGGATTTGGTAATAGATAAATTAAACGGCAAAAGAAGGGACATTTTGGGAGTTTCCATAATGGCAGGGAAAGGGGTTGGTAAAGACGCCGTCGCGAGTTGGGTGATTATCTGGTTTATGTTTGTATTCCCAAGACCTAAAATACCATGCGTGTCAGTTTCTGCTGACCAGTTGGATAAAGTCCTCTGGAGTGAAATTTCCAAATGGCTCAGTCATTCCACGATTAAAGAGTATTTTGTACTTCAAACTGATAAAATGTTCCGCAAAGACGTCGATCCTGACGTAAGAGGGAAAGAATGGTTTGCTTTTAAAAAAGCCGCTAATCCCAAAATGGCTCCCAATGAACAAGTCGAAACGCTTCAAGGATTGCATGAAGACTGCCTTTTACAGATAATTGACGAAGGAAGCGGTATTCTTGATCCTGTTTTTCATGCTCTTGAGAATAATATGACTGGAATTTGCAATTTAATGCTCCTTATTTTTAACCCGATGCACACTCAGGGGTACGCGGTTGAGACCCACCTGGGTTCAAGTGAAGACTGGATAACTTTAAAATGGAACGCTGAGGAGTCTGAGATTGTAAATCAGGAACGAATTAAGAAAATGGAACGCCGCTATGGACGAGACTCTAACACCTTTAGGATGAATGTACTCGGCCTGCCTCCGTTATTTGACGAAGAGACTTTAATTAATATGGATTGGGTAATGTCAGCGGTAGGGAAGTATACCGAGGTTGAGGATGGGACGAAGGGGCTCGGCGTGGACTGTGGGGCTGGCGGAGATTCGAGTATAATAGCTATGAAAGTTGGAAATAAAATACTACCGTTTAAGAAAAAAAAGACAGATGACTCGGTGATGCTGGCGAATTGGGTAGGAAATGTTATAGATATCGAACATCCTGATTTCGTAAGGGTTGATACCATCGGTATAGGATGGGCGGTAGAGGGCGCGTTAAGGGACAAAAAAGGCCCGATGATAGAGGCTGCTGACGTAAGGCGTAATTCAGATGAGCCCGAAAGGTTCTGTAATAAAAGGGCTGAAATGTACTGGAGGCTTAGAGAGCAGTTTGAGAAAGGTCTCATAAGTCTTCCAGCGGAAGATATTAATGATCTTATTGAACAAATAGCCGCTACTAAATATGAAATAGATAACAAAGGACGGATAAAGATTGTGGAGAAAAAGAAAATCAAGGCTGAGATAGGCCATTCTCCAGACGAATTAGACGCCCTTGCACTTTTATATTATTACCCTGAAAATTGCGAAAGCAAAAGAAAGGGATTGATTACAATGGCTTTAAGCCTAAAAAGGGGCTGGATGAGTGGATAATGTAGAATTTTTAACCGAAGCGCGGAAAAGACTCAAAATACTTTCCGACGCCGATCAGGAAAACAAAGATAATTTTGTAGAGGACATGAAGTTCGCATTCAATATTGAGGAAGGTCACTGGAATACTGAGGATATAAACGAACGCGATGAAGAGGGACGTCCTCATCTTACCATGAATAAATTGTCAAAATACGTGGCAATTGTTGTTAATTCCATAAAAACTCAACCTGTATTAGATGAAATCATCCCTGTTGACGATCAGGGTGATATTGCTATCGCGCGAGTATATAACGATTTAATCGAGCATATAGAATATCAGAGTGAAGCCGAGAATGTATACTCGCAAAGCGCGGAACATGCCATTGCGGGCGGTTTTGGATGTTGGAGGATATTAACCCAATACACTGACGATGGATTTGACCAGGAAATTATTTTAAAGTCTATAGACAATCCTCTTATGGTTTATCTTGATCCGAGAAGAAAATTCGCGTTCATACGTGAAGTTATGTCTATAAGGGATTTCGATGAACAATATCCTGATGCGGATAGATCGGATTTTGAGTCAGATGCTGGGGGAGATGTTTGGGAATTGTGGTATGAAGGCGATAAAATTTCAGTCGCGGAATATTTTGTTAAAGAACCGTATACACGGAAGATTGTTCTCGCGGAAGCGGAAGATGGAAGACGTGCTATAATTGAAGAAACGTCTGAAAATAAAGAGGCGTTAAAAGCGTTTCGTATCATAAAAGAACGTAAGATCCAGTCTCATAAAGTAATGTGGTATAAGATAACAGGAACGGAAATACTTGAGAAGAAAGAATGGCCGGGGAGTGAAATCCCAATTATTGAAGTTGTAGGGCATGAGGTGAAATTAGAGGGCAAAAGTCATAAAATGTCGCTTATAAAAGACGCTAAAGATCCTATGAGGATGTATGATTACTGGATTACTTCAATGACTGAAAAAATTGCCCTTGCTCCGAAAGCTCCATATATGGTGACTCAGCAGCAGATTTCAGGGTTTGAAGAATTTTGGAATAATGCCAATACGAAAAATCTTCCATATTTGCCGTATAATCCATCGTCACAGGGGCCTCCCCAGAGAACTCCAGCAACACCTATAGACCCTGGCGCGATGGCATTGCTCCAGTTGGCAAATAATGACATTAAAGATGTACTTGGTATGTATGAGTCAAGCATGGGTATGCCGAGCAATGAAAGATCGGGGAAGGCAATTAACGCGAGAGCCGCAAGATCAGACCTTCAAACTTATACGTTTCAAGATAATTTGAAGAAAGCAAGAAGGAAAACAAAAAAAATGCTTATAGAGCTTATCCCGAAAATTTATGATAATCAAAGGGTTGTAAGGCTTAGAAATAAGTCTGAGCAGGACGGGCAGGGAGCGTTTTTACAGTTAAATTGGCCTACAATGACCGAGGGAGTGCTTATGAATGATTTGAGTGTGGGCAAGTACGATATAAGAACGAAGAGCGAGATGACTCCATCACGAAGACAACAGACTTTGGATACTCTTTCTCAATTTATGCAGTATGCTAAAGACTTCGCTGGCCCGATACTGGCTGAGGCGGTTAAATATGTGGATGCGCCTGGGGGTGAGGAGTTGTCGAATACAATAAAAGCAATGATGCAGCAGGGAGCGCAGAATGGATTACAAAAACCTACAACTTGATTGGAACGGTGATACCGGCAATCTTGATTATATGGGGCAGCATATAGACACTTACGCGTCTACGGCTGACAAATACTGGAAAATTACTAAATTCACATGGGATGTGAATGGGAATATGACTGAGAAGGTATGGATAGAGGGTGTCTGGGATGATAGGGCGACGATATTCTTATGATGCATGTAATGCTTGAAAGAGAAAGGCCATTTTTTTTAGATAAAAATGAACTTCTTTACATCCGAGGTTATTGGATTGATTTTGATGCTGTGTATCTTGGGGATGGCATTATACAGAAACAGGGGTGGTGGAAAAGAAAAGCAAAACTCAAAAGATATAAGAAATACCCAGTAAGGCGAATGAACGGAAAAGGGTTTAGGCATATAAATTTTAAGTGAGGTTAATATGGATGTAAATAGTGAATTGGCTTATAAGAAATTTTCAGGATATGAGTCTCTGGAAGGTTTGCAGGAAGGGGATATGGTGGAGATAAAAATTAAAAGAGGCGGTATTGAACAAATTGCCCTTGAATGGGAACCAAATGAAGGTGAAGAAGTAAAATCAGGCAATATAATATTTCAAGTACAAACAGGAGCGATATAATGTTTGAATACAAAACAAGTGCAAGTGAACCGGATGATATAATAATTGACGGAGATGCCTTATACGACGTTAATACAAGAAGCGTTAGAATTAATGTTAAATACAGATTTGGCATAGCTGACTTGGGTGGAAGTTGGGAATATTGGGAGTACGAAAAAAGAGAAGCTATTTCAGGCGTTGATACTAAGAATATGGCGAATGTCACATCTGAAATACAAGCTCTTTACACTCAATATTCAGCTATTTATACAGATCATTCGAGTAATTTAAGTAAAGTAAAGAATTTTGATGGTGCAGTTATCCCGGTTCCGTAATGGCAGTATTATTTCAATGGGAAGGTACATATGATGATACAACCGCTGATTCCGGGGAGACAATATCAGGAACGGGATTAGCAGCCGGGGGCGGTGATGCTGGTTCAGATACGAGTAGTTTACAAGATTTGGGAGACAGAATGGCAATCACTGGCCTTGGAGCTGTTTCCAGTATTCTTGAACAGAGTGGAGACGCGGTTTTAAATTTTAATCAAGGAACTATTTATTTTAGATTCTTTTTTGATACAAATAATGTTACAAGAAATATATTTGGATTTTATACAGGCGGTGGAAACACTTATTTTTATGGTCAATACAATAGTGCTAATAGATTATATTTATATATGCAGGATGCAAGTTCGCATTCTGTAATAGCATATAGAAGTTGGACTCCAACAGCGAGCCAATTTTATGATGTTAGATTAACATTTGATAATGATTCAGATAATAGTGTTGGAGTTTCTTTTGATGGAGATAGTTTCGCGATAACATCTCAATCCGGTGCTGAAAGTAATTTAGTAATATCTGAATTTGACAGTACTTATTTTAACATAGGAACCAGGGATAATTTCGACACTTTTGATGGTGAAATAAGTAGATTTTTAATAAGTGATGTATATGAAGATTTAACTTTAGGCGCGGCAGCGGGCGGGGCTGAAAATTCTATGTATTATTTAATTAATTCGAGTGGAGGATGCCAATGATTTGGATGGATGTTGACGCGACATTAGCTGAAGTTCCAATTACATATACAGCTATCATTGATGATACTGATTTTAAAACCAGAGAAGATGGGCTGACTTATAATCAGGCTGGACTTGATTTGGTATGGAATTTTATCACAACCGCTGGAGCACAGACTCAAACGGCTGTAACTCCAACAACCGGAGGCGGAGATTATGATTGGACTAACCAGGGGAATGGACAATATTCTATAGGTATTCCAGCTAGTGGAGGAGCAAGCATAAATAATGACACTGAAGGTTTTGGATGGTTTTCAGGATTTGCCACCGGTGTATTACCGTGGTCAGGGCCGATAATAGGATTCAGGGCGAGCGGCACTAATGATAAACTTATAGACTCTGCTTATTCCGCGACAAGAGGTCTTTCGGGTACGGCACTTCCGGATGCCGCTGCTGATGCGGCGGGGGGATTGCCAATAAGTGATGCCGGAGGTCTTGATCTTGACGCGCAAATAGGCACTGACATTGACGCTATATTAGTTGATACTAATTCATTAAATGATACTAAAATACCGCAAACATTAAATTTAACAGCGAGTGGGAATATAGGTATAGACTGGGCAAATGTGGAGAATCCTACAACCGCGGTTGATTTAAGCGCGACTGACATTCAATTATGCGATACTACTACGGATATCACAAATCAGGTAGATGCAAATATTACTCAAATTACAGGCAACAGTGCGGCGGCTGCAAATTTAAGAAGTTCTTGTGATAATTATAGTGCTACAAGAGGACTCGCCGGTACAGCTCTTCCCGCAGCGGCGGCGGATGCGGCAGGGGGTATCCCGATTAGCGATGCTGGAGGGTTAGATCTTGATGCATACGTGAAAAGATATAATATAAATTGTGAGACTAATGTATTCGCTTCTATAGACCAGGCCGATACTGTTAGCATACTTGTGTCAATGCACTTATGGACTTCAAGAGGTTCTATCCCAACGGCTGCAGAAATAACCCCCGGAACGGTCACAATATATAGGAAGGCGATAGGCGGAACTTCTTTCGTGACTATCGTAAATGGCGCGGCGTGCAGTGAGGCCGATGGAATAATTTATTACCAAGAAATTTTTGATAGTTTGACGGGATATGCCGAAGGCGATTCAATACTTGTGAGATTCAAGGGTCAAGCTGTAGTTATAGACGGTATAACCTATGCCATATCCGATAGCACATGGGGCATTTATAGATATGGCGAAATAAGGCAAACTATGAGGGGTACGGATGCGGCGAATATACTTGCAGAAGTTGTGGACGACGCGACTAAAATTGATGCGAGTGCTTTAAATGCTTTAACAGCTAAAACTCCATCGAAAGATTATCTAACTGGAACTAACAATGCTGACGGCGATATCGAAGCCGATGAAATGACTGGCAATATTTCAGCTACATTGAGTGCCGAAACAATCACAGCGATAGCAGATGAGGTAAGTACTGATAGTTTCGGTACAGTAATTAAAAAGTATTTGGTAGCGTTCATAAACGCTTTTAAATAAATACACGCTTTAAGGCGGACTCAAAAGAGGTATAAAATGTCAGAAGAACAAACGGCAGAAGCCGGAAGCACACAGGAAGATCAGCCTGTAGAAATTTATTCTGAAGGTGAATTGATACAAGATACCGAAAAACCTGAAGAAGAACCAACCGAACCGGTTGAAGCGTCCGAAGAGGATGGAAGTGTCACGGAAGAAGAACCCGTGAAAAAGAAGAACAGGGTTGATGCTAAAACGCGTATTACTCATTTAACAAGCAGGGCTTTATCGGCTGAACATAAAGTTAAACAGCTGGAAGAACAATTAAAAAAAGCCAATGAAAATGCGGGTCAAAGGCCGATAATGCCTGACCTTGAGAGTTTCACTGATGAATATGGAGAAGTTGACAAAAAGGCTTATAGTGAAGCTATACAGAATTATGAAGATAAAGTGTATGACTGGCGTGAAAGTCAGAAAATGCAGTCTAATTCCGAGAGACAAGCGCAGATCGACCATGACGCGAAGGTGGAAGCATTCAAGGAAGCGTCAGAGATTACTGCCGCTAAATATCCTGATTATTATGAAATGATCAATAAAGAAGTGTTTTCATCAACTTTACAGGCGGCATTGCTTGAAAGTCAAGACACTGAACTCGCGTACTATTTAGGCAAAAATGAGAATATAGCGAAAAAGATAAGCGGTATGAACCCGAATGAAATGCAAAGGGAACTTGGAAGGCTTGAAATTAAAATTTCAGGTCTTGGGAAACAGCCTTCAAATGCACCGGATCCAATAAGTCCCGTGGGAAGTTCCGAAGGGGCGCATAAGAAAGACCCCAGCAAAATGACTGATGAGGAATGGTTTAAACATATGAAGGCACAAGAAATCGAAAAAATTAAATCGAGAGGATACTAATGGCACACACACTAAAAAATATGTCGGATGGTGATATTGTCCGATTGTGTTCTTTTGAATTTCATAACGCTTTAACGTTTTTGAAAACAATTGACAGACAATATGACGCCCGATTTAATGGATCAAATGGTAAAAATGATGGCCAGATTTTAATTAGACGGCCTAATCAATTTTCAGTTAATACGGGTGCTGTTCTTGATCTGCAGGATGTGACGGAAGAAACCGTAACTCTAACGGTCGGAACACAGAAACATATCGATCTCGCGTTATCTTCGGCAGAAGAAACCCTGTCCGCTGACATGGTGCAGGAGAACTGGATAAGACCGGCAATGCGGTCGCTTGCCGCGCAAGTAGAATATGATGTATTGTCAAACGTTTATCAGGATGTTTTTAACTTTACAGGCACAGCAGCTACGACTCCAGCGTCACTCGCGGCTATTACAAACGCGAACGCAAGATTGACTCAAAATCTCGCACCAAGAGAAAACAGGTATGTACTTATGGATCCGCTTGCTATGGCAGGCGTAACAGGTTCAATATCCGCTTATTTCCATAAGGCTAACGAGGTAGAAAGAGCTTTCAACTCGGCTTTAGTTGGTCATGCTTCTAATATGGATTGGCTTGAGTCTACAATGGTTCCAAGTCATACATGTGGTACACGTGATGACACGACTCCTGTATGCAATACTTCTACGGGTATAACAAGCGGAAGCGCGTCTATTGTAACCACGGGTTTTGATAATGCCGCGACTATAACAGTTGGTGATATTATAACAATTGCTGATGTTTACGCGGTTAATCTTGAAACTAAGGACAGGCTTTCTCATCTTCAACAATTTGTTGTGACTGCGGCTATAACATGTGACGGGACCGATACTCTTACAGTTTCTCCAACACCTGTGACTTCAGGAGCAAAACAGAATGTAAGTCTCGTTTCAGCAGGCGCGAACAAAGCTATAACCGCCACTGTAGCGGGTGCGGCTTCCACTTCAACACCTCAAAACATGGCTTACCATAAGGACGCTTTTACCTGTGCTTTTGCTGATTTAACAACTCCGAAAAGCGGAAAGTGTTCGAAGATAAACATCGAAGGTATACCAATGAGATATTGGAGATCGAGTGATATAGTAAACGACCGTCATATTGACAGAATTGACGTTTACTATGGATACCTTACTCAGATGCCGGAGTGGGCAGTACGAGTGAGGGGGTAGATAATAATAAGGAGGAATAAAATGGGTGTAGTTTATTTAGATGATGGAAACGATGATGGTACTGTCTTTGGCCAGGACTCATCGGAAAAAATAGCGTTTTACGGCGCGACTGCTACAACACAGCCAGCCACTATTTCGACTGTGGATACCACTACGGTTACGACTGTAGATACTACTACTATTACGACCGTGGACACAACTACGATAACGACTGTGGATACTACTACGGTTACGACTGTAGATACTACTACTATTACGGCTGTTCAAGTAGCGACTGCAACTACAACACATTTAATAGCGGCAGCTAATTTATTGATTACTGATTCACAATTGCAGGCTGAAACTATTAACAAACTTGTTGCTGATTCAAGGGCACAGGCAGTGGCCATAAATACGTTGATTACTGATTCACAATTGCAGGCTGAAACTATTAACAAACTTGTTGCCGATGCTCAATTGAGCGGGGAAACAATGAATAAAATTGTTGCTGATTCAAGAGCTGCGCATGTCGCGACTAATGCCCTTATAAGCAGATTGCAGACGCTTGGTTTAATCGCGTCGTCATAAAAAAAGGAGAATTCTATGGGAGCAACTTACAAGACGCCTGCATCGTTCGAAAAAGGACGGTCATTATTTATAGCAACTGCGTCATATGAATCCGTGAAAATGGGTTTTGCCTATGCACTGGCTTTAACTGTAGCTGAATTGACAAAACAGGGGATACCATACGAACTTGGATTGATGGAGGGAAATTGTCATGTGGATGATGGCAGAAATACTTTAGTGCGCGATTTTCTTAATGGAAATTGTACGGATATGTTATTTATTGATGCTGATATGATGTGGTCCGCGGGGGATGTAATTAAAATTCTTAACCATAAGGATGAATTAGTTTGCGGGGCGTATCCAAAAAAATGTACTCCGCATTCCTATCCTATTGGAAGAATTTTTGAAACTCGTCCTAATGGACTTCTGGAGGTGTCTTATGCTCCCACTGGATTTATGAGAATAAGACGGAGTGTATTTGAAAAATTATTACCATTTCAGTCTAAACATGGGAAAGAGAACCCTACCGCTGTGTTTTTTGAAAGAAGATTTAACGGTGCGACAAGAGACGGGGGAGACGTTACTTTTTGCCGTAAATGGATATCCGCGGGTGGCAAGGTAGTTGTCGATCCTACTTTTGTCTTTTCTCATATAGGTGAAAATAGATGGACTGGAAAATTTATTGATTATTTGTCAAAAGATGAAAATCGCGCGAAACATATAGCGGAATGTAAAGATCCATTGATTTATAAACCTATTATACATGGGAGTAGAGATGTTATGCTCTCGCGTCTTATACAAAGAATACAGAGTGGAGATGATCAGCTTGATACGTTTATGCAGTTATCGGATTGTTATGGGAATAAACCATGGGCGGCGACTGCTGAATATTTATATATTATGCACGAAATGGTAAAAAATTTACCAAGTGATGCTGTAATATTTGAAGCTGGCAGCGGATTAACCACGGCAGTTTTAGCGTCTACTGGAAGAAAAGTAATATCATTTGAAGAATTTAAAGAGTTTGCGGAAAAGACTAACGAATTGTTGGTTTCATGCGGGCTTGATGCGGAAATAAATATAGCTGGTTTTGATGATAAATGGTATAAAGCCAAAGAGAAAGCACGAACTATTAATGCGGATATGATGGTAATAGATGGACCGAGAAGGTCTAACGAAAATGGTTCACGTGAAATTGATAGATTATGGCCTCTTAAAAACAAAGGTGTTTGCAAGACTAACGCTGTAGTTATAATTGACGATATTGCGAAATTGGATGCCAAAGGTAAATTTGAAAAATGTGGAACAGAGAGACTGTTCGTTGCGGGAAGATTAGAAAGCGAGGAAAATAATGTTAGTAAGTGATGCGGTAGCAAGAGCATTGAGATTATGCGGAGTTAGAAATGTATCTGATTCTCAGCGTATTGCCGAAGGCATGAACGCCCTTAATTTAATGCTTAAATCATGGGGAGAGCATATGCTTATACCGACGAAAGAAAGCTTTACATTAACGGTAGATACCTATGAATATACGATAGGAGATGGAGCGGATTTTGACACTACGAGACCTATGAGTATTTTATCAGCGTATATTGAAGACAGCTCTGGATATGATTACGAGGTCGATGTTTCGATGTCGCCTATAGATTATGATAAAATTACAGATAAAGATTATTCAACAAGACCTGAAAAACTTTATTACGCGGCTGAATTTAATAGCCAATATGGAAAAATCTACTTTGATTCAGCTCCAGATACGGCTGAAACTTTTTACCTTACATCGTTTAAAGGATATACGGAATATACATCGACAAGTGATGTTTTAGTACAGCCTCCTGAATATGAAAAAGCAATAATTTATAATCTTGCCATAGACCTTGCTCCTGAATATAGTGTGCAGCTCATGCAGACTGTGATAAATCAGGCTATTATGTTAAAAGATGAGATTAGTAAAAAGATATATAAAGTTCCAATGAGTAAAATAGATGGAGAACTTTTAAGATAAATGTATATTGGCGAAAGTTTTAAAATAAAACAATCTAAAGGATGGAACGCTAATCCTGACATAGATGACGTTTCTCCAGAGTCAATGATTGATTGTGAGAACATCAATATTCATCATGGGGGAAGACAGCCTCGTGGGGGATGTGAACTCGTTACGGACATGGGGACTGAAGAAATAAGGGGAGTTTTCCAGTTTATACGTGAGAATGGAGACGTGGCAGAATCTTATGTAATTGACGAAGGTTCTGATAATATAGGAGATGAAGATGGAAATTATCTTGTTTCCGAAGGGTCTTATATTATGTGCTGTGAAAATGACGGTACAATATCGGTCAATTATGATACTGATTTAAAAACTGGCCTTACGGCTGATACTTATTATAACTTTGAAGTTTTTTATGATGAATTATATATATCAAATGGGGTAGACAAGCCTCAAGTATACGGGGCTAATTTAGATTATACATGGGACATCGGTTCACCAATAGCGTGTACAGGCGCATTGGCAGGCGCGGCAGGGAATGTAGACAATGGTACTCATTCTTATAAAGTTACGTTTGTAACAGCCGATGGTGAGTCTTCAGCGGGAGTTAAGTCAAATGTCGTAACAGTAGCCAATAAGGCAGTAGATGGGCAGGTAAGTTTGACAAGTATACCGGTAGGCCCGTCAGGTACAACTTCAAGAAAAGTATATAGAACTGTCGCTGGTGACACTGGGGATTATTTACTTCTTACTACAATAGCGAACAATACAACTACAACTTATACGGATAATACCGCAGACTCAGGACTTGGAGCGGCTTCTCCATCTACAAGCCTCGCTTTTCTACCGACTGACTGGCAGAGCAGTTGGCCTAAATATTTTTTAAAACACGGCAGGGGATTGCATAAAAGATTATGGGCTTATGGGGTAGTGAGTTACCCGAATGTGTTATATGCTTCATTGAATGGGCTTGCTGATTTCAGCGATTCCAATGTAACTACTGTTAAAATATTATCCGATGAAATAACAGGCGCCGTGGATTTTGGTGGAAATTTGATTGTATTTAGCAGAGACAAAACTTACATATTGGATGATGCTGCCATTAGTGTATCGAATTGGGGTTATGGCGGCGGAGCAGCTCACCAGAAACTAATAGTCAAAACCCCGAACGATGTTGCCGTGATGGATGAATCAGGAAATATTTTTTCTATAAGGGCTTCTCAACAATATGGCGATTATGAGATTGCGTCTTTAACTAAACCTCATTACATAGATAAATGGATAGATGAGAATGTCGATTTAGAACGAATTGAAAAATTTCATGGTATTTATGATCCATTTTTAAGGGCTATTAAGTGGTTTATGGTTTCTTATGGTCATAGCTCTCCTGATATTTGTCTGGTATATTTTATAGATTACGCGATGTGGACGCGTCATAATTTTTTAAATATATTTGAAACTAATATTTATCATCTTTGTTCGGGACTAATAAAAATAAATGACGCGGTATGGAAAATTTATACGGGTAATTCCAATGGAGAAATTTATAGTCTTGAATCTGAAACTTTAACAGATAATGATGTGTATTATAGAAAATATTTTAAAACGCCTTTAATTTCTATGAATAATTCCCGTATGTCAAAAATGTTTGATAGAATAATATTGGTTATTAAACCACAGGGTCAGGAAAAATTAGTGGTTAAAGTTATCGTGGATGATTCGGATATAAATGATTATCAAATAGTAATGTCCGGCCGAAGTGATTTTATGCAGAATGTTGTAATGTATTCCGGTGTGACCGGATTAAGATTACAATTGGAAATTTCAAGTTATGATGATAATGATTTTTTTATAAGTGATATAATGATAGATTATAAACAATTGGGATATATTGATAATTATATTTATGTGCAAACTATTGCTGGTTTAAATAAAGGATATATTTTTTCCGGTTATGCGGCAATTGCTTATTTACAGGATTGCGATGAATATGATTCAGTTGCAAATAGTTGGATTAGCATGACTGACATGGATACTACTGGTAGAATATATTTAGCAGCTTCAACAATTTTAAATAAAGGATATGTTTATGGAGGCTGGGACCCAACGCTTTTTCTGAGAAATAATTGTGATGAATTTGATCCTTCATTGAATAGTTGGTTGGCAAAAACTAATATGATAAGTGGGAGAGCTTATCATTCTGCCTCTACAATTTTAAATAAAGGATATGTTTATGGCGGGAATGATGGAAGTTACACTAGAGCTTGTGATGAATATAATTCAATAGATGATGAATGGACGAACAAAGCAGATATGCCTGTCTCGGCAAGAGGATTGTTAGCAGCCTCTACAATTTTAAATAAAGGATATGTTTATGGCGGTACAACAGGATCTGCTACTCAAGATTGCGATGAATATGATTCAGTTGCAAATAGTTGGGCAAGTATGACAAATTTACCTTCTCCTGCAAGATCTTATCCGGGTGGAGCAACTATTTTAGAAAAAGGTTATATATTTGGTGGACTTTACGGCACTACTTATTTACAGGATTGTGATGAATTTGATTCTATAGGCGATAGTTGGGCAAGCAAAACTGATATGATTTTGCCGGGGAGAAGAATATACGCAGCCTCTACAATTTTAAATAAAGGATATGCATATAATGGAGAATCGCTTGTTATTACTCTTTTGCGTGATTGTGATGAATATGATTCAGTTAATGATAGCTGGGTCAGCAAGGCAGATATACCATTGCCCGCGAGAAAAAGTTCTGCTGGTACAACTATTTAGGAGGATTTATGGCTAATAAAGAAATAAAAGATTATGATCAGGTCGCGAGTTCAACACTGGATGACTTACTGGTTTGTCAGCAATCTGGTGTTACGAAAAAACAAACTCTTTCTCAGGTTTTTTCCAATGTTGCTAATTTAACGGCGGCAAGCACGCTGGACGGAACCGAAAGAATTTTCATAAGGGCTTATGGGGTAAATTCTTATATTACATCTGATGATTTAGCGGATTATATTTTGAGTGCTTTATAATGGCAATAAATGAAATTACAGATTATACAGCAGTTGTGACACCAGCAACTACGGATAAATTCATCTGTCAACAACGCGGGACTACAAAGCAAATAACGGCCGCGGATATGTTTGATGTAATAAATTATTTTAACAACGTTTCTTCTGACGATTTGTATACAGTCGATACTTTTTTGGGTACTCAGTCAGGAAGCGCGGTCAAGATAACAATTTTGCAGCTTATTACGTATATGAAAACGAAAAGTTATGCTTGCATTTATGGTGGTTATGATCAATATGGGGTGACACAAGATTGTGACGCTTATCATGTATCAACTAATACATGGGCAAATCAAACGTCAATGTCAACAGCGGCAAGATTTGAATTGGCCGCCTCTACAATATCAGGTAAAGGATATATTTACGGAGGGTATGCGGCTGCTAATTCTATATTATGTGATCAATATAATTTATCGGGAGACGCATGGACTTCTAAAACGGATTTAATTAGCGCAAGAGCTTTTTTGGCAGCGTCTACCATAAACGGGTATGGGTATATTTATGGCGGACAAGGAACATCTGTTTTGGATGATTGTGACGAATATGACGCCACGGGTAATAGCTGGACAAATAAGGCCGATATGCCTGATTATGGCAGGATACAGCATGCGGCTTCCACGATATTAGACAAAGGCTATACATATGGAGGTTATGCTGGAGCAGCGCTCCAAGATTGTAACGAATATAATCCTTCAACAAACGCATGGGCTAACAAAGCAAGCTTTACAAGTATTGCTAAGTATTGGCTTGCGGCTTCATCTATGCATGATAAAGGATATATTTATTGTGGATATAATTCAGGGTCATACGGACATTGCGATCTTTTTAATTCTGTTACTAATACATGGACTTCGAGAAGGGCAAATTCTATATCAAGATATGGGATAGCGGCTTCATCAATATTGAATAAAGGTTACATATACGGAGGTCTTGGAGGCGATGGTTCATATATGCGTACATGCGACCAATTCAAACCTTCAGCTAATTATTGGTATAATAAAGCAGATATCCCAACAAATGCAAGGTATGGCATGGCGGCGTCAACTATATATGTATAGGGAGGTTTTATGTTAAATGATTTTTTAAAAGACCATCAATTATTTAATTCTGAATTTCAGGATGATTATTTTGTTACTCAAAAATCAGGTACTGATTGGGGACAATATAAACAGGCCATAAGAGAGCTTTATAAACGAGTACGGGGGCTGAGGGAGTCTTATTGTGATTACGAAAAGTTATTAGTGGAAATTGAAGAAAAAAAATTGATGAGTCAAGCCGAAGGATTCGAAGCTAAATATGCCGAGATTGAACATCGTCGTAAAGTTATGCAGATAGAAGAAGCTGAGAGAGTCATTCGTGATACCGAAAGAGAATTTAAAAGATTTTACCAGCAAGCCTATATTTTAAAACAAAGAATTGGAGATGTTGATAGGGAAAGAAGGAAAAAGTTAGACCGGGAACAATTTGAATATAAAGTAAAAGAAATGCTTGTAACTGATTGGATGCTTGACGGAAAGTGCTCTCGTGAAACGCATGAACTTTTACATTCGTTGCCTATTGATGTTAGGAAACAAATTATAGAAGATTCCAAAGACAAGGAAACTCAATTCAATATGATTGAAGATTATATAAATAAAGATAATGATTATTTTAAAGATTGTAAGGAATTAGATATTGACATTAAATGTCTATTGAAGGAGGTGTGATATGGCAGGGCCATTGCAATTTATAACTGATATTCTCAGTGGAGGTACAAATACAACAGTTGAAGCTCCTGAAATGAGTGATGAAGAAAAGCAATTTTTGAATCAAATAAATGAGGCTTTAGCAAGCCAACAGGCTTATTATGATCAAATGATGCCTATATTTGCTCACCAGATGCACTATAAGTTAGTTGGAGAAGAAGGCTCTGTGCCCCAAGATTTATTAGATCAGCAAAGCGAATTACAAAGTGAAATTGATAAATTGAATGAAAAGGTCTCTGGCGGTGGATGGGGTTTCGAAAATGTGACGAAGGATAAAATCGCAGATTTAGAAGATCAGTTGAATAGTGTGAATAGTCAAATTGAAGGTTATCAGAAAACTCAAAAATGGGTAAAGATGACAGATGAAGAATGGTATAATGATTCTCAAACTACTGATACTGAACGGAGGCAATGGGATATCTATCAAGGTCAAATGGATAGATACCAGAAAGCACTCGCAGGCGAACTCCCTTTAACCGAACAAATGACGCAACAAAAAGCTGATGAGTTCAAACAACTAAAAGGCATGTTGGGAATTACAGGAGATACGCCGGAAACAGCAAGGGCACAGGACACAATATCAGCTCAGCAATTAGCGGCTTTCAATAAGAAATGGAGCGCTGCAGAAGAACAGCAGCGTTATAATGAATTAGGTACGGCAGGGCAGGGATATACCAATATAACAGCTCTTGCTCAGAATGTTCCAGCTCAAAATGTCGGCACTATGCAGAATTTAGGAAATATTTACGGCAATACCATACAGGGGTATGGATCATTATTGCAGCCATACCAGGCTTATAATCAAATGGCCTATAACGCACAGGCGCAAAATCAAGCAACACAAGCACAGATGTATGGATCAACATTGAATTTGGCTGGATTATTAGGAATGGCAGCAATAGTATAAGGAGAAAAAGCATGACAGGATTTAATTATTCACCACCGAGACCTATACAATATGGGAATATGAACCCATTGCAGGGATTGTCTGGAAGTGTAGCGCAAGGTATCCAGTTAGGTTCTATGATGGATTCTAAAAAAACTAATATCGGGTTGCAAGACCCTGACAATGTCGATATCGATGTTAATCAAACTTTACAGGATGTCACGCAGGATTTAAATACTTATAAAGAATATTATAAAAAAGCGAATAAAGCAGTAGACGAAAATACGCGTCAGCAAATTATATCAAATGTGAAATTTCAAACTCCAATAGTAGCACAAATGGCAGAGAACGGGATTGATCCTAAAACAGCGGAAGAGGCTTTAAATAAAATGAAAAGGAATGATCCGAACGCGTATGCCGATTTGAGTGTTATAGCTGATCGGATGGGAGGATGGGGCAGTCCTGGAGGAAAAGCTATAAAAGAAAAAGCTGCTCAAATGAAAAGTTCATATGACCAACAACGCGCGGGGATGTTATGGCCGACTGTAAAAAGCATAGATGATTTATGGGAGAATTATGACAAATTAGCATCGAAAGGTATTAAGGTAGATTCCGAAACAATGAACGTGGTAAATAAAAGAAATAAATATTTACGTGAATTAGCCCAGATTGATCCTGATGGATTTAAAAAATATATGGCAGATTTTGAAAGCAAAAAAGGAAGGCAGGGCGGAGGAGCTAACCAGACCGGAAAAAGAGATTCATGGTTCAAAACATTACAAAGCATGGCCGAAAAATTGGATTTTGTTAAAGACCCTTACGCTGAAAAATTAAGAGAGGCCGCGACTAATGTGACCAAGCATGCAGGTGCAATGCGTGAGTCTGAGATGAGAGATATGTATGAAGTATTAAACGAGGGACAACAAAGATTAGATCAGAAAAACAAAGGCGGCAGGGGTGGTAGCAGAAATTATACAGACGCGCAGAAAAGAAAAATGTTTTATGAAGAATTACGTAAGGCGAATGGGGATAAAGAACTGGCAAAGCAAGCCCTGATTGAGAGGTTAAGCAGATAATGCTTGAAATTGATTTTAGTTTTTTAGATAATCCTGAAGACCAAAAGAAAATTAAATCTTTCGAGGAAAAATACAAAAAGACTAAAGAGCCTGTTGAAGATTTTGATTTTAGTTTTTTAGATAATCCAAAAGATCAAGCTAAAATATCCACTTTACAAAAGAAATATATAACTACTGACCCTTCATGGGGCGCGCAGCCTATACCTACTGAAGAGACATCTAACTTGAAAGACATTGATAAACTGGTTGACATGAAAGATTTAAAAGATGAAGTTGAATCCGAATATCAAAAAAAGATCAATCCTTTAGTTGAAAAACGTAACGAAAGGACTTTAACTCCAGAAGAAAAACAACAAATGATTGACATCGAAAGTGAGCGTCAGAAAAAACGTGAAGGATTAGCTAAATCTAAAGAACTTATAAGCGGCGAAGAAAGTTTTGTTAAAGAGTCTGCCCCTGGGGTTTTTAAAGAAAAAGACACTGGAAAAATAATATACGAAAAACCAATTGAATCAGATTTGCTTGATGATCCTATTTTTAATGCTATAACGTTTGGTGCTGGTATAGGTGTCGGCACTGCCAAAGCCATGCAATTAGGCGGATGGGGCGTTGCGAAAGAGGGGCTGAAGGGTATTTTAAGTGATTTGTCATGGGGTTTGACCGATGTCGCGAAGCTTGGCGTTAAAGGAGTTAAGGCATTAGAAGGAAAATTAATTAAGAGTAAAGTTTTAGAAAAAGAATTGCAGGGAAGAGCGTTAGAGCAGGCCATGTTAAATGATTTAAAAAACGGTACAAATGAGGCCGAATTACTTAAAAAATCTTTTGCCGTAAAAGACGCTGATAAAATAGCTCAGGATTATTATTTAAAAAAGCAAAGAAAAGGATTGAAAGATAAACTTGCCATTCAAATTTGGGACAATAATCATAATGCGAGAAAAGCGTTAGAAGATGTTGTTAAAAAAGCCAATAAAACAATTGCCGAAGGTAAACTTCCAGCTAAGGAAATTGCTGATATAGAATTGATTTCAAAGTCCGCGGAACACGCTGTTCAAAGACGTGTATTGCAGTCGGGTGCTGGCGAGAAAGCTATGGAGACTATGAAATATGTTGACAAGGAAGTTCTTGGTCCGCTAACTAAGCCGGAGATTGAAATACTTGGTAGTGTTAGAAACTCTTTGAGGGAAAGTGAATTATCTGGACGTGAAGTATTCGATAAAAGTATTAAAGGTGCGACTAAAAAGTATGACGCGGAAATAAAAAAAATAGATGATTTAGTTGATAAAGGTATAATTTCACCAGAGCAGAAAGGAGAAATTTTATCAACTATAAAACCTCCTGAAAAAACTCAACGTACAATTTCTACTCGTTTAACGAAAGAAGAAAATGATGTATATATTAAATATAGAATGACAGACCGTATAAAACAAGCAAATGAAAAACTACAAAAAGTATATGACGGTCAATTAGAAAAATTATATAAAGAAGGAATACTTTCAAAAGAATCACTTGATTACATGAGAGCTAACGGGATGAATTATGATCCTCGTATAGCAATGAAATATTTAGATCCTGCAGAAAAAGCAAGGCATGGGGGGAAGGGATCAAATAGCGGTTTGCCTTATCTCGAAACTGGTACGGATGATCCTTTATATAATGACGTAAGATATGCTTTGAATGATTATGTAGGTAGAACTGAATCCATGATTTACCGCAACAGAGCGAATAAAGCATTGCATGATTATGCCTTGAAAGACCCAGATACAAGCATAGCGAGGGTTTTAAAAGACGGTGAGACTATAGGCCCCAAGGAAGACACGGTAAAAGCTTTCATTGATGGACAGGAAAAGAAAATAGTTATGCCGGCGAAGTTGGCAAAAGAATGGAACGGAATGGATCCTCTTTTAACCGAAACTCAAGCTAAATGGGCAAGTATAATCTCTGGAAATAAAATATTAAAATTATTCGCTACTGGTATCAACCCAGTATTTGCCATAAGGAACATAATTAGAGACGCGGCTTATATATATATGAGTCCTGAATATAAATCCGCTTTTTTACCTAAGGCAATAGGGCAAATGCTGACAGACTATAAGCAAACAGCTAAAGCGGCTTTTACTAACACAGGGCTGGCAAGAGATTACGTGGAATTAGGCGGAGGCATGGGACGTGAGTCCTTGACTTTTTCCAGCCAGACAGGTGCTAAATCCATGAAGCATATAGAGGATTTTCTTGGTAAAGCTGGCGAAGTCTCTGAAAGATGGACACGATTAGCTCATATGAATAGAGTTTTAAAAAATGGCAGGAGTAAAGCAGCCGCGGCTTTTATCGCAAGAGATGCATTAGATTTTAATCAAGGCGGGCAGGTCGTTAAAGCGTTGAACGCTATGCTCCCTTATGTCAACGCAGGGATGCAGGGCACGCGAGGCATGGGTAAATTTTTCATGAAAGACAAGGGTTTGTTCGGTTGGAAATTAGCGAATTTAGCTGGTCTTAGCATGGCACTTTATGGCTGGAATAATTACGGAGATCATAAAGCTGATTATGACAAACTTTCTCCACATTTAAAGGCTTCAACGTTTGCATTTTGGACTCCTTTTACTTATAAGGACGAAAACAACGAAACTCAAAGATTTTTCTTGCATTTCCCGAAAGACCCTTTTCAATCTGCTTTTACGTCTGTTTGTGATAATGTAATTCAAGGAATGGTTGGGCATGATGTTGACCTCAGACAAAGCGCGTCGGCTATTTCCAATTTTCTCAGTATAGTTCCCACGAGTTCGGGCATGATGCCCCCTTTAGCGAGAGCCTTCGCGGGGTATGAATTTAATAAAGATTTGTTTAGAAACGAGGATATATGGAAACCCGAAGAGGTCGCTCCCGAAGAGCAATATTATTCTACAACACCTGAAATTTATAAAAAAGTAGGGCAGACAGCGAAGACTTCACCTGTTAAATTAAAGTATATGATGGAACAATTCTTCTCAAGTAATAATCTTTTTGCGACCGCGTTCGGATTGGGATTGGATAAGATATTAAAAGAGGGTACGGAAGAAGATCAAAAAAGATGGAATGATATACTCTCAAAAGAAATTGGGTTGGGGATTTATCGGCGCACATGGATGGATTATAAAAAATACTATAAGGCAAAAGACGAAAAATTAAATATTCAAACCGAACAATGGATTAACAAGAGAAAGCAAAACGAAGCCATGAAAAAAGGTGAAATGTACATAGGCGAAGAGGAAGAATTCGGATTAACGAAAAAAGGGCTTTCCAAACGTTATAAGCAAAGATTGAAATCTACGAATATTTTGGATTCTATCGAAAATAAAAAAGATTATAAAATATGGCAGAATATAATGTTTGAAAGCACCTCTCCACAGTCCGCGGCGGCACAGGTTTACAAGGTGTTTGGTCAAGAATCCGATTATGAAGAAAGAATAAAACCATTGATAGGTAAATTGAAGAAAGCGTATCCAAGAAATTTTGTTAAGAAATTTTTTAAATATTTAAATTACTATGAAAGAAAAGGATTGGAAGAGGGGCAGTAAATGGATGTAAATATGATATCAGTTATTGGTTTTGTATTTCTCTATGGAGTTATAGGGATAATTTGGGCAGTACGGCTGGAGGGGAAGGTGAAAAGCATACGAGAAGTGTTCAATATGTTCCTGGAAAATGACAGAGAAAACAGTAGAATAATTAAAGAATCTATTGATAAGCTTTTCGAGTGTCAGCGTAAACTCGAAGAGATCGTCAATAGAATGTATGGTAGATGATTAAAAGATTACCAAATATTCAAGTAATAACCGATAGGTTTGGTTCTCCGAGACATTATGGTTCACATCGTGGTGTTGATTTAAGGTCAGTTCGATTTTTAAAAGGCACTGGCTATGTGAAACAATGGGCGTTGCAACAGGTTATAACTCCTGAATCGTGCATTGTAGATAGATTTGGTACTGATAATTCTGGAAATAAATTTGTAGTAGTAAGACCTTTTGAAACTAATTTTACTGAGCTTAAATTCATTCATGTAAATTTCAAGGAACTACAGGAAGAGCAGGTTTTAATAAAGCATGAATTTATAGGTTATACTGAGATTGGTGGTACATCGAAAGCGCATCATTTACATTTTGAAGTATGGAAAAGGAATATAGCAATAGATCCTGTTGTTTATTTTATCGCAATGAACATAAAGTATAAATTTAAATGAAAAAACGAGCTTTGAAATATAAGGATGAATCAATAAGAGAGGCTTTGAGAAAAGTAAATAATCCATGGGACATGATAGCTTTTCTTTTTGTGTATAGATCAAAAGAAATAATGTTTATGATAATTCTTGTTTTACTTACGATTATTTTTTTTCCAGATCTTGTTAAGATAATTGGAGGTATATTATGACCGATAAAGAACTCATGCAGGCTTGTATTAACGAATATGATGGAGAATATGGCAAAGTTAGAAAAGTATATGATTTAAGAAAGAAATTTAAAAAAGATCATGTTCAAGGTTCTTTTGGGTGGATTGACGGTGAACCCGGCACTATTTATATTAACTTTTGCGGTAGTAAAGAATTGCTTGATTGGTGGGATAATTTTAAATTCTGGAAAAAAAATTTCTGGACAGAAAAGCAGTGGAAAAAAATTATACCTTACGAATGTATGGAGAGCAAGATTAAAGTTCATGCTGGATTCATAGGTCAGTGGAAACAAGTAAGATCAATTATACATGAAGAAATTCAGAAATATAACAAGATAATCGTAACCGGCCATAGTCTTGGTGGCGCGATAGCTAATCTTTGCGTACTTGATATACAATATTTTAATCCAGACAAAGAATTGTCAGTTAGAACTTTTGGCGCACCTGATGTTGGGAATAAGTATTTTGTTAAAAGTTTTAATAAAAGAATAAAAAATTCAAAACAATATATAAATGGTGATGATATAGTTACTAAAGTCCCGCCATGGTTGTTCGGGTATAGAAAAGTTATTAAAGTAATTAAGATAGGCGTAAGTCACTGGTATTTTAAAATATCAGGAACTCACCTCGACCACTACCCACGAAAATATATTAAAAATATGTCTTGACAGAATTTATCCTATTGTTACAAAGAGTTAAAATTTACTGCAAAGTATAACTATAACTCCTTTCGCCCCTGCCTGTCAGGGGTTCTTTTTTGTGCAATCTCTAACTCTATCTGTCTTAGTTCATTATTAAGTCTATCAGCTTCGAGTAAAAATTGCAACATTTTTTCTGCTTCTTTTTTCTCACCATATTTACAAATATTATAAAAACTATCCCATAATGTTTCCATGTCATACCTCCATGTTTCTTAATTTTAATCTATTTAATATTTCAGCGTTTGATTTTGCTAATTTTTCACGAACTTGTTTACTTCGTTCTATTTGCAACATAAGATTGCTTTTAGATTTAGGAATTGTTATATTCGAAATTCTATCGAGTTTTTCTAAAAACTTAATATCATTTTTAACATTTCTCAATTTTTCTTGAATAGAACGATCTATAATTACAGATATTTCTTTAATTATATCATGGTCTATTATGTTATAACTAAAAGCTAAAACAATACATGCAAATCTTTTTAATATATTTATTGTTATTTTGTTATTTAACAAAGAGCCTATGCCGAATTTCAAAGTATTTTGAGCATATAGGGTATCTTTTGTTTTTATATTTCCGAAATATAATTTGTTGAGTTTTCTTTTTTTAAATAACTCATAGACTTCTTCCTGCATTCTATTGATTTTTTCTTCCTGGGCTTTTATTTTTTCAATGGGTTCCCGTTCCATTTGCATTCTTAAATGCAGCCTTTCTTCTTTATCAAGTTCGTTTTTCTTTTGTTGATAAGCCTTTTCAGGCTCTGAGCCTATTTCGCTCATGGCTTCATTAAAGAATTCGGTTACTACGGCATTAAATTCAACAATTGATGATTCGCTTGCTCCTGAGCAAGCAATCAATCCGAGTATTCCATCACTATATTGCTTGAACCCGAATGAATTTCTTTCATTCTTTAAGATTGTTATAGCATCGGCAATAAAATCGTTAAATATTTCAATCTCATCTTTACTTGATAATCTTTTTATTTCTTCTATCATATCGTACCTCCATGTTTATTCTACCAATAGTATATAAAATATATTAAATAAAGTCAATAAAAAAAATAAATAAAAAATACTTGACAAAATTAAATATATTTTATAATGTCTAAATATAAAGAATAAAGGAGAAAGCATTGAGAGATAAAGTATTGACAAATCATGTTGGAAAAGCGGTGAACAATAAAATAGATAAAATTAAATCTAAAATTCATTGGCTTTTTTGGGATGCTCTGATAATGGGTAATCCGTCTGTCGACACAAGGGAAAGTTTAAATCTTATAGAGAAAAAGATTAATAAAATATTGGAGGATGCCATGAATAACATTGAAGTAGACGAATGGGAAATATTGAAAGAAGACTTCGAGAGAGAACAGAAGTCAAAGGTCCCCGAACAATGTCGAGAATGTGAACATCTTGACGCCGAGATTGATTATTTTGCTAATCAGGAATTAACTCCGTGGTGTCAATTGCATGATGACACCTGTAAGGACAGTGTTAAAATTTGTGAGGAGGAATAAAATGAAAATGCAAATTAAAAATTATATTACAAATGATATTATTTTTGAAGGTAGGTATATTAGCTTAAGATTAGCATTAGAAAAAAATAAGTTTATTCTTGAAGGTGCTTATCTTAGAGGTGCTGATCTTAGAAGTGCTGATCTTGAAGGTGCTAATCTTAGAGGTGCTTATCTTAGAGGTGCTGATCTTAGAAGTGCTGATCTTGAAGGTGCTAATCTTAGAGGTGCTTATCTTAGAGGTGCTTATCTTGAAGGTGCTGATCTTGAAGGTGCTGATCTTAGAAGTGCTGATCTTGAAGGTGCTAATCTTAGAGGTGCTAATCTTAGAGGTGCTTATCTTGAAGGTGCTTATCTTAGAGGTGCTTATCTTAGAGGTGCTTATCTTGAAGGTGCTTATCTTAGAGGTGCTGATCTTGAAGATAAAATATATCTTAATATAAAAGGATCGAAACATGAGTTATATTGCATTGGAAATCAAATACAAATAGGATGCATAGTTCAACCAATAGAAAAATGGGAGTGCAATTATAAAGAAAAAGGAAAAAATAATGATTATACAGAGAAAGAAATAGAGGAATATTATAATTATATTCAAATATGCAAGAAATTAAATATGAAAGTTTAAGAATCTATCAAAGGAGAAAAAGAATGAAAATAATAATAATTTTATTAATTATGTGTTCTTTGTATTGTGAATATGAAGACAGACAGGAATGTGATCCTGAAATACATTCTTCGAAATGTCATCAATACGAAGAAATGGACAATGATTTTTATAAATGTGTGAAAGACGATGGTGAATATTATTTCGAAGAATGCCCAACAGTTACAACAACAGTATCAATTAAAGGAGAATGAAATGTGCCAATTTAAATCGTTTATATGTACAGAGAAAAAATTATACGTAACAATTGGGGTCAATTCGCATGAAGACATAATTGATATTTTTAATTTAAAAGATGATCCTGAAAAAATTGTAAGATTAGAATTGATACCTAATAAATATACTTTAGAGGAATTTAAGAATGTTGATAGATGGAAATTTAATGTTGATCAAGATAAACTTCCTGGTTGGTTTATTCCTATGGAATGGGAAGAAGAATGTAAGAAGTGGATGAAAAAGAATATTATTTTTGAAGATAAAAAAATAATACATGAACAAATTGAAGTATATTGCGGCAAATGTGAAAAGATGGTAGGGAACGGGTCTATTACAATTTTATTGGGTTCAATATCAAAAGTCTATGGTTTTGCGTCAATAGCAGAAGTCTATGGTTCCGCGTCAATAGCAGAAGTCTATGGTTTTGCGTCAATATCAAAAGTCTATGATTCCGCGTCAATAGCAAAAGTCTGTGGTTCTGCATCAATAGCAAGAGTACGTGGTTCTGCATCAATTAAAACTGATTATAGAATTAAAGGAGAATAAAATGGCACTATACGCATGTAACGTAAAAGACGAAAAGATAAAACAGCAAGTTAAATATTATCTTAATTTTTTGTCTGAGAAGTTAGAAAAAGATAGGGGAGAGCTTATAATAGAAATGGCTAAGTTTTACATAGAGCAAAAGAAAATAAAAATATGAGGTTATTATGGATGTCCAAATTATAACAAAAATGTTTAATGCCAAATATGAAAATCCAGTTGTAGAATATTTTAAAAATTTAAGATTTAGGGATAGATTTGAACTTTGTCAAAAAGCGAATTGGTCTATCAAAAGACTTTACATGGAAGTATTAAAACTTATGTGGGAGGAAGATATTGAATATAATCAATGAAATCGATAATTATCTTCTTAACAAGGAAAGAGAAAAGAAAAAACGAGAGTCTTATTATCCATCGGAAGTTAGTCATTGTATTCGTCAGTCTTATTACAAATGGACTGACGAAAAGATTAGCGATCCAATACCGGCTGGCGGTTTGTGGAAAATGGCCATGGGTAATAAAATTCATGATCTTATCAATGAATTTCTTATAAAAGCAGGATGGGAAATTAAAGGAGAAGTTGAATTTAAACAAGATATTGGACTTAAGTATCCACTTTCTGGACGAATTGATAATATATTTATTCATGATGGTATTGAAAAAGGAATAGAGGTTAAGAGTAGTTATGGAAATGGTATTAGAGAAATGAAAAAAACAGGCTGGCCTCGCAAGGATGATGCTGAACAGGTGTTTGTTTATATGTTTTTTGCGAATATTAAAGAATTTTATCTTGTCTATATAGCAAGAGACGATGGGTATAGAATGCAGTTCCAATTTGATTATCGAGATGATAAACTTTGCTGTAATGGTCGGCCAGTTAAAACTACAAAAGAAGAGCTGATCGATCGCTATAGACAATTAGAGCAATATATTTATAAAAAGCAATTGCCAGGTAGACAATATAAAGCCGCCATTAAAAATGGTGAAATTAAGAAAATGTTTCAAAAAGACAATATAAAGTATAGTACGGAATGGCAATGTGGATATTGCATTTATAGAAGTCATTGCTGGAAAGACGAATTGATTAAGTATAAAGATTCAGATAATAGTATAATATTTAAGGAGGAAGAAAATGGGTAAGCCACCAGTAGCAAAAAAGAAAATGGGTAATGTAGAGTTGGCGTTATGGGAGAGTATATTTGAAGGTAAAAAGACATATTCATATTCAATACAAAAGAATAGATTTAACAAAGCCGAAAACAAATGGGAGACGAGCAATTTTTTTACACCTGCTGATATGACTGACCTCTTGGCATTGGTACAGGATACAGTTTTAAGCAATATTAGGAAAGAAGTTATTGAACCGAAAAAGACACCGGTTGAAAAAGTAAAAGATGAATTCTATGGGCAGGAAATTCATGGAGATGACATCCCATTTTAAGGAGATACAAATGGATATAGGATTAATTGTTTATATATGTTTGCTGATATTATATATGATCAATATTATATTAGCCGTAAAAACAGAGAATTGGCTTGCATTTTGGGGTTGGGGTGCGGCAGTGATATGCTATTCCGCACTTTATTTCAAATACCTTTCTAATTCGCCCTGAGAGGCCATTTTAAGCCATGTAGTAAGGTTTTATTTTGCAAGTAATACAAAACCATGGTGAGGTATGAAATGAATCGTTTATTATTGATTTTCAATATTTTATTACTTTGTTTTGTAATAATGTCTACAAAGAGTAACGCTATAGATAATACTACTTATTATCTGGAACAGATTTGCAACAAGTTAGATACTATTATTTATTTATTGAACAGGAGGTAAAATGAAATACAATATAGACAAGAAAGTAATAGAAAATAGTACAGATTCAGCAACAAAGAGATTTTTCGAGACTTTAATGGAAAATGGATATGGCAGTACAATAGGCGGGGTTGCTAAATGTCTTACGGAAGTCTATGACATAGATATCCTGAAGATTCTGCCTGAAGATTATTTTTTTAAGGCATAGGAGATCTAAAATGAGTTGGATAAGTATTGAAGATAAATTACCAAAAGAACATGAATATTATCTTGTAGCTAACGATTCAGGAGATGTTTTTGTAGCACATTATTCATTTGGACGCTGGACACCTGGATATTATAATAACGTATTTTGCGATATAACTCATTGGATGGAATTGCCGAAACACCCGAAGTATTATGGAACATTAAAAATTTAGGAGGGATGAAATGAATAAAATTATTAAAGGAGAAAAAGTATGAAAATTAAAAAAATTTTATGGCAACACAGGAGAGATTTTAAGGCAATTTATGAATGTGAACATTGCGGACATGAGCATGAGGGAGATGGATATGATGATTCAAATTTCCATGAAAATGTAATACCAACATTTAAATGTCAAAATTGCGAAAAAACATCTGATGAAAGTTATAGACCATTGACAACAAAATATCCTGACGGATTTAATATTTAAAAAAGGCAGTTTATTTTTTATAAGGAACATGAATAAAGAATTTAGGAGGTATAAAATGAGCTGGGAATTAACTTTAGCAATAGCATTTGTTTGTATTGTAGTTATACTTAGAATTTTAGAGCTATGAAGATGTTAAAAATGAAATTAATAATGATAATTATAGTTTTATTAACATAAACAACTGATAAGAATACCCTGCATTTTTATGAGTTGTGAATACAACTTGAAGGACTGATTCTTTGCGAGCAGGGAAAACGCAAGGGATTAGTCCTTTTTATTTGGAGAAAAGGATGGCACAAAGACGAATGTTCAGTAAAACGATAACTGAAAGTGACTTATTTCTTGATATGCCTTTAACAACGCAGGCATTATATTTTCATTTAGGGATGCAGGCTGATGATGATGGATTTGTATCTCCTAATAGAATAATGAGAATGATAGGTAGTCAGGCAGATGATTTAAAAGTACTTTTTACTAAACATTTTATCATTCCATTTGAAAATGGGGTTGTAGTTATTAGACATTGGAAAGAAAATAATTATATTCAAAATGACAGAAAAAAGGATACTATTTATTTAAATGAACTTAATAGATTAGATATTGATAACAATGTATACAATTTGTATCCAGAATGTATCCAAAATGTTCACGTAGGTAAGGATAGGATAGGTAAGGATAGGATAGGTAAGGATAGGATAGGTAAGGATAAAGAGAGTGCTCTCTTTAAAAAACCTTCTTTAGAAGAAATTAAAGAATATTGTATAGAAAGAAATAATTCTATCGATAGTGACATTTTTTACGATTTTTACGAAAGTAAAGGCTGGTTCGTCGGTAAAAGCAAGATGAAAGATTGGAAGGCCGCCGTTAGAAACTGGGAGCGCCGTGAATTCGAAAAGAAAAAAGATAATCTCCCCCCGTCAATTCGTTATAAGGAGCAGTATGAAAATGATGATATCTGAATTTATGGACAACTTAGAGGACAGTTACTCTGGAAAATTTAAAGATACTGAGCATAGAGACATAAGACACTTGATAGGCGACCTTGATGATGACCAGAGACAGAGTTTGTACTCTTTTATTAAAGTTAATTACACTCAGCAATCTTTGCCTAAATACGGCCATATTTTTAAATTTATGCAGAATTTGGGATTTTTGAAAAGTAAGATTCCTGCCAATGCGTCTCAACTGCATCCACAAAGTCCATACCAAATGGTGCTTAAGTATAAGGACAGGCCTATAGAATGGCTATGCGAAGCTTGCAGGAAAATACAACAATTACCAAATGAGCGTCTAACAAGCCAGAGAATTAGTTTTAATTATTTCTGGAATTATCTTCTCTGTGTGCCGGATAATTTTAGAAATTTAATGAAAGAGTATATTGTGGAACAGGAATATTCTAAAATTTATGATCTATTGGCAGAGAAAGGAATAAAAAAAGACAAAAAAAATTTATTTAATGCTTGACATAATATATCAATTGGTATATTGTTGAGTTATAGAGGATATAAACGAAGTAAATTTTTAAGGAAGGTTAGACAATGAAATATTTTTTCATTGATGGAGGCGATCGGGTACATTCTAAAAATGATATATTGGATATGATTCATGATGGTGATATAGAAAATGGCACGATATTATATGATCAAAAGCGTGATATAGGTGGCGAAATGTGTTGTAAATACTGGGATGAATTTGTGGAAAAAGGCGATACATGTGGACAAGGCTGTAAGCAATATAATCCTTGCAATGGGATATCGGGGCGATGCGTACAATTGGTTAATGGATTTATACATACTGGTAATAAGTCGATAGTGTTGGATGGTAAAATAAAGATGTTAGAAAAAGAATAGTGTCAGAAAAATTTATTTCACTTAATAAAGTATATACGAAGTTATTAAAATATAATAGGAATATAAAATGCAATTATGAAAGCATATAAAATTTATACAGGATTTGGAGATTATCAGAATCATTTAGTGATTGCTGATAATATGGCTCAAGCAGAAAGAATATTCGAGGCCAAATACTGGCCTACTGAAATAAAAGAAATAGAGCTAATCAGTAATTATGTCCAAATTCAAAAATATGATGAACAGGCGAAGGAAAATGGGTAAGATAGAAAACATAGAAAAGAATTTGCCTCATTATGCGGAAGAGGTTATGTGTATTAAATGTTTGAAAAGATACATGTGTGTATGGCCGGTTGGTGTCGCATTAAAGAAGTTGGAATGTGAGAATTGCGGTTCTGGATATATTATAAGAACTAATTGTGACGAACATAAAGATTATGAGGAAGAATGAAAACTATGAGGAGGTATAATTATGAAAAAATTATTTAAAATAACAATAGAAGAAGGTAGATTATCTGTTATAAAAAATTTATGGATAATAGAAGAGAATGTGGAATTGGCTATAAATTTAGTTAGAAGTAATTACCCATTGTTTTTGTCTGACCATATTTTAAGTATTGCAACAATAGCGAGTACAGATTCTGAGATTGAAAATATGTTGTTAACAAACGTCTGACTCTGGGTATGGGATCTCACACCCATGAGAAAAGATTTGAGAGTATCTTTTGAGGAGTTCGATTCTCCTCTCAGACAAAGGATGAAATGAGGAATAAGAATGCAAAAAGAACAGATAAGGAATTAAATAATGTGTAACTTTTTAAGCATAGCAAGTGATCCTATTAAGGATAGGATATTATTTTTTGACGAAAAGATAAGAATGGAATTAGAAAAAAATAATCCCAAAGAATACGATTATGATTCTCATAGTTCAGTAATTAACTATTTTGGGTATAGCGCAAAAGAGGAAGATAGATTGAATAAGTATGAATATAATCCATTTACGGGAGTTTTTAAAACCGATCAGATAAATAACGAAATAGATGATAATAATAAAATAAGAAAATTTTGTAAAGAATATAATTTTGATAAAATTATAGAAAGTGGATTATATGATCTTAATCTCTATAATTTGACCTCACTTCCTGAGAATATAAAATTTCCAGATACAATAAAAGGTTCTCTTTTTCTCAACAGTTTGACCTCACTTCCTGAGAATATAAAATTTCCAGATACAATAAAAGGTTCTCTTAATCTCAACAGTTTGACCTCACTTCCTGAGAATATAAAATTTCCAGATACAATAGAGGGTTTTCTTAATCTCTATAATTTGACCTCACTTCCTGAGAATATAAAATTTCCTAAAAAATTAAAAGGTTCTCTTAATCTCAACAGTTTGACCTCACTTCCTGAGAATATAAAATTTCCAGAGACTATAAAAAAGGTTCTTTATCTCAGTAATTTGACCTCTCTTCCTGAGAATATAAAATTAAATAAAAATATAAAATATATATTAAAAGAAGAGATATAAAATGCAAAAAGAACAGATGAATATAAAAGTTGGCAAGAAATTAAAAGAAAATTTAGAGATACTTGCAAAGAATAACGAAATTACATTAAGTGAACTTGTGCGGACTATATTGCAGGCTTATATCAATAAATTATATTCAGGAGAAATAAAATAAAAACAATAGATGTCAGCGACGAGATTTACGAAAAAATTAAAGATCAATTGTTGGAAGAAGAACAGGCTAAAATAGAACAATCTAGACCGTTTTTAAAAATGCAGAATCCTTCAGTTGATGTCTGGCATATTCAGGGTGTCACTTATAGTTGCGATACCATAGTCTTGCATGGCGTGATAATGAAGAAGTTTACGCAATTATGAGTATATTGACATGAGGTCAATCTCTGGCAGGAGTTGACATAAATGGCTGATTGGTTGCCCGACCGGATGTTTAAGTGTCAGTTCGACTCTGACACGGGCAAATGAAAATTGAAGTTTATAAAATAATATTATTTATATTGTTATTTAAAATTTTGAAGGAAATATATATTAAATATTTTTGGGCAAAATTATTGATAAGATGTATTTACAATAAGAATATGAAATTATTTAATATTTTTGAGAAATTATTTTTAATATGAAAAAAGAACAAAAGATATATGATTATGATGTATC